GCCTTGCTCTGCTTTTGACTGAATGCTCTTACGAGTTTCTTGAAGTTTGTCAGCAGCCGCGTCAATGCCTTTACTAACCATAGTCCTCTTAAAGCCAGAACCCCGAGGAATATAACCATATTCTTTCTTGTCTGCCTCAAAACTCGCTTCCTGTGACCTAGCAATGTCGTAGGCTTCGCCGCGAAGTTTTCCACGAGCAGCCTCTTCAGGAGTGCGTTGTCTAATTTCTTTGTTGACTCTCTTAATAGCCTTTTTCTTACTGCGAGGAGCAGTATCTTTTGTAGCAGTCGGATACGTAGTTTCGCCACCTCCAATCACTGGCCTAGGAGATGACGGACCATATTCGCTCCTGTCTTCCCGCGAACCCGCTTCCTGTTGCCTAGCAGGGCGAACTGTGACGCCGTGGGGGTTGTCGGTTCGTCCCCTCGCGTCAGGCTTGTAACCTTTATGTTTAAAAATAGGCATGATTACACCATCTCTCTTCCATAGGCGTCTCTGTTCATCTTGGCATTACTTCCTGCTTTTGAAATTGCCTGAGCACGTGCTTCATCTTGGCTGAAACCAGCCTTGCGAGCGCCCTTGTAATCAGACATAAGTTTGCGCATAGTTGTTCCCGCAGCGGACGTTGCTTGATTTGTGATGCGATAAGTGGTTTTACTGCCACGCGAGGCATCAGGCAATTTTCCTTTTTTAAGTTCTGCATGATACTCTTCACTAGTCAATGGAGGTGCGTTCCTTGTCTTAGGAGAAAAAGCAGCAACAGTGCCACCACCAGCACTGTCTCTTCCACCTAATTGGTTGCCTCTCAAATAAGCAGCGGCAGAATCGTCTCTACCCTTGCGGCGCTGCGCATAAGTAGAGGGCACGGAAGGAGACCCGTATGCATTGCCTGCTCGGTCGTGTGATGCCATGATTACCTCGTTATAGGTTTAAACGAAATGGCAGAAATACTTTCACCATTTTCTCCAATAATATCATCAAACCCAATGATAAAACATAAATCAATTCCACGAGGGGCAACGAATCCACGGGCAATGGCGCAGGCTTTTACGGCTTGGTTTACAGCACTTGCACCAATGGCACGCACTTTAGGCGTTTGACCAGCGTTGACGGCTCGGGCAACAATAGAGCCAACGCTCTGAGGATTGCTACTTCCAGAAACCTTGAGAACATCTTCAATATTTGTGTTTAACTGTTGTGACATTGGAACTCCTAAAACTACTTATGGTGTTCCAACTAGTTTAACTATATTGAGCGTTTTTTAACAGTTCTACGAAATCATCCAACCTCATCACGACATACGAATCACCAAGAGACTTTGTACCTTTGTTAGGCCGCTTAATTATCAATGCTGGTAATGCATTTTTTAAACGTTTGGCTTGTTCAACAGTGGCATTTAGCCAACCGCTCAAATCCCATTTACGTTGGTTCTTACATTGAACGCACACAGGCCGTAAAGTTGTGCGCTGTTCAATACCGTGAATATCTCCAGTATCGTCTCCTCCAGACAAGGCGGCTCTTCGGGCATTTATAAACCCATTGTTTATTAAATACTCTTTAATTGCTGTTTCAAAGGCTGTGCCTTTTGCTTTGTGTCTATTCCCCATCGTCTATGACCTCGTATTTGACATTAGAAAGTTTCAATAATTTTTTATCTGGCCCAATACCAATCCAAGTTGGGGCGTCTGGGTCGCAAAAACATCCCGCCGTGCGTCCTTTAATGTATTCAACTATACCTTCGCACTTTAAACATTTTACTTTCATCATGGGGCATAGTGCGCCAAACGACGCTCCTGTGGAGCCATACTAATGCGACGACTTAGTTCCCGAGAAAGAACTTGAGCGCCACGTTCACATCGTTCAAAAACTGCCTCTACCAACTTGCGGTAAGCGCGCGTATTTAAGTGGCGTTCTTGGGCAGAAACTACATGCGCGTCTATATCCCGACGTGCTTTGGCAAGAGTTACAGTGTCACCTTTGTCTCCACACCATTGAGTAATGAGAGTGCGAGCCTCGGTAAGACGGCAGTCATTGGCTGCGCGTTCTTCTGAGATTTCAGCGGCCACAAGTTCAGATTTAGCATATGAAAGCCATGCCATGAACTCAACATAAACCTCCATCAAATTAACGTCTGACAATGCGTCTAAGTTGTTCGGAATCTCGGGCAAGTCCCCCTGTGGTTTTTGAGGAAGGCTGAACTTCTTTTGGAATTCCAACAATATCGGACTGGGTTCTTGGTTTGATAGGCGTATCAGTTTCATCTGTGCTCCAACAAGTTTTATTATATGGACATTGTTTGCAAACTCTGTGCTCCGCGCTAGTTGCCCAAGATGGCCTAGCAATAAGCACACTAGCAGCCTTGCATGCTTGAACCTCTATGCAAGTGGCAAGGATGCTTTCTATAAGGCCCATTTGCAGCCCGACCTCAAACTCTTTAACGGCTTGAGATGCTTTCCATTCATAAAAAATAATTCCTTTATGAATGCCTGTTACAAACATATACAACATTATTTGTTTCAAGTGTTGGGAAAACGGTTGGCGAATGTTGTCCCACATCTCATCATAATCTATTTCTTTTGTAATGTATTTATTATAAAGGTCGGGATTTTCAAAACGAATTGTGCCACTACCAATACTCTTAATTTCTAAGATTGCTTGTCCATAAAAATCTTCTACGAGTCCGTCTGCATGGCCCACTATTCCGTGTTGTTCGCTATGAATAGGCAATTCTTTAATTTTTAAAACACCAGCCTTTTCCAACCATTCTTGCCATTTGTTATGAATGTCGTGGCCCGTCCTGAAAATGTTCAACGTTTGAAATGACAATTCTTTCTTCTTGTCTGGTGTATAACCGTACATTTGATACATGGACGAACGCGCACACCAATCTCTCTTACAAATTTCACTTGGGTGCAAATGTGCAGTATCACGTAATTCAGACGATATGTGATTGTCTAATGCCGCTTGTGCGGCGACGAGAGGCAATAGTCGGCCCTTATGCCGCATTGCCTTTTTCATACTTTCAGCGTCCCATTGCATCTGACAATCCTGTTAGTTCTAAAAAATCATCTTCGGTAATAACAACGTATCTATTATTTAATATATCTACTTGCAAAATTGGTATTCTGTTTTCTAACACGGCCCTCTCACGAAGTTCCTTTAAGTCTTTTAACTTAAGGCTGTATTGAATTTTATTATCTGTAAACTTGTTTTCAAACAAAAAGTCATGGCTACGAACATCGTTTTTGCGAAGCCATCCAGCCCCAGAACCCGCATTGCGACTGCCTTTGTAAACATCGGCAGTTCGGCGTTCTTGTTTTTTTGATTTCTTTAATATTTTTTTCCTGTGTTCGGGGTCTTTGCCAATAATCATTGATTGTTACCTCAATTCATCAAGAATAGCGGTAATAATACACAAAGTAATTACAAACAGTCCTGCAATCACTACAGCAATTTTCATTTTGTTACCTCAAAGTGTTTTTCAATGTCTGTTTTTAATGATTTCTGAAGGTCAACGTCTTCACGAATGGCGGTTGTCAGTGCCTCTTTACCTTGCCACTTCTGACCACTAAACGAATAGTACGGGCCTGCCCTTTCAATTAGGTTTACAGCAATTCCAATGTTTATAATATCTTTAATAGTGTCAAAAGACCCAAACCTAAAGTTGCCAGACTTGGTGAAATAGAAATCAACAACTGCTGTCTGCTGGGGTCGGTAAGTCTTATTCTTGATGGTTCGTGCCTTAATGATTTGTCCTACGGCTTCTTCCTTCTCTTTAATCCACTCATCTCGTTTTACCTCAACTCGGGCAAAATAGTGAAAGTTCTTGGCCTTGCCGCCTGGGGTAGTGCGGTTGTCTCCCCACATGACGCCAATCTTTTCTCGCCATTGATTGATGATAATGCCAGTGCATGGGCGGTCTTCATTAATAAGAGAACGACGTTGCGCTTTAGAGGATTTACGAAAGAACTTGCCAGTTAAGCGAGCACCTAATCCAACCGTAAAGTCTTCCATGGCCTTCTCTGCCTCATCGTCTGGAACCAGTGACGGAAGGGAGTCAATGACGACCATATCAACGGCACGGTTGTCAAGGGCCTTAATGATGAGGTCGTACACCTGCTCCATGATGTTGGTTTCAACAACCCAAAGTCGGTCAAGGTCTACTCCAATAGCCCTTGCATATTGCGGAACATAGGCTTCGGCGGCAATCCACAGCGCGGTAAAATTAGGGTCAATGGCTTGATTTGCGGCAATAGTTTTGTAAGCAACGGCGGTTTTTCCCGACGATTCTTCGCCAATAATTTCAGACCATTGGTTAACGGGCCACCCTCCGCCAAGCATAAGGTCAAATGCAAGAATGCCTGAGGTGATGCGTGGAACAACCTCAGTCATTTGAGAGCCTTTGATAAGAATGTCATCACCATATTTTTTGGTGATAGAAGAAATTATTGCTTGAAGTGACTCATACTCTGACATGTTGTATCCCTCTGTGTTATGACACCCAATTTACTTGATTACCCTGAGAATATTTACCATTCCAACCGCACTCGTAACAACGTGGTGCTGGTGCATGACCGTTGATGGTAGTGCCACTACCTCGTCGTGAAAAAACATTTCTACTGCCGCACTCTGGGCATGTCATGTTACCTTCTTTACGGTGTGCTTCACCTCCTTTCCACATTCTAATTGCAGCACCCATTGGAATTTGAGAAGTAGGAGAAGCATTTTCGTCTAGCACTCGCTGGTTGCCTTGTGGCTGTGGCGTGTGCTGTTGTGACCCAATTTGGACGGAGGTGGTTGTTGGGGGTGTGTAGGTTCTGGGGGTGGGTTTTTCACCCGCCAATTTTTTAGACCACCAATCATTTTTCATCTAGTAATTCCTCATCAATAACTATTGTAATGGACCCGTCATCCAAAAGTTTATTTAACATTGCAACCCCAAAGGCCGCAAATAATGGATATAAGTCGTCTTTAGGGGTTATGAGTTTATCAGTTTTTTCTAACAATTCAAGTAGCCAACCAGCCCCTTCTCCAATTGCTTCAAATATACCTTGATTGACAAACAGCGCCCATCTACTAAGAACGTCCATTGTTTCTGCTTCTCTAACATCTTGAGATGGTTGAGAGAAATCCATAGATTGGGCAAAATCCTGTCCCTGAGCCACTGAAAGCATTAGGTAAAAAAACCGTTTCTCAATGGGAACCATTATTCTTTTGCCTCCGCCCAACTGTGTGCAATTTGATATGAGACTTTAATTGGAACACTATCAATAACAGAGCCGTCACCCATTGCTGTAAGGAACGGTTGAATAAGGTTCTTTGTTTCGTTCTCAGGTGCTGCGATAACCAATTCGTCATGGACCTGAACAATTAGTTCCAAATTAAATTGTTTTTCTATTTTGTAAACATTTATCATTGCTTGCTTACAAATATCTGCGGCAGTTCCCTGAACAACTGCATTAACGGCTTGCCTTTCAGCGCGAGACTTTAAGGATTGGTCCGTTGACCTCAAGTCTGGTAGGCGACGGCGGCGGCCTTGCAGGGTTGATACGTAGCCTTTAGACGTTCCTTGATTTACTATTTGCTGTTTCCATTGAGTCAACGTCTTAAAACTTTTGTAATAATTAGCAAGAATTTCTTGAGCGTCTCTTTCAGATATGCCAGTAACACGAGCAAGTTTTGCTGACCCTCCGCCATATGCGGTAAGGAAATTTACCCCCTTACCAATTTGTCGCTCTTCAGTAGTTACTTTGTCAATTGGCTTTTTGAACACTGCTGATGCGGTGGCTGCATGAATGTCTTCCTCGTTTTTAAACACTTCTAATAAACGAGGGTCTTGGCTAAACATGGCCATGACTCGCAATTCAATTTGGTCGTAATCTGCCACTAATAAAACTTTATTTTCTGGTGCAATAAATAACTTTCGGATGCTTGATGTACGAGGAATATTTTGAAGATTTGGGTCAGATGAGGACAGGCGACCAGTTGCCGTTCTATGTAAATGAAACGATGGGTGCAGTCGTCCATTACGTAACTTTGGCAACAATCCTTCTACATATGTTGTCTTAAGTTTTTGTAATTCGGCCCACTTCAAAAGGTCGGCAACTACCTCGTGTTTATGTGAAACAGCACGAAGAGCCTCTTCATCAACGGACGGTGCTCCACTGGCTGTTTTCTTAGTTGGCTTTAATCCTAGGCCGCCCTCTGATTTAGGCGTAAACAACAACGTTTGTTTATGTTTATTAGAGTCTGGATTAAAACCCTTAGGAGCGTATTTGTGAATGTTGTCCAAAACGGAATGAAGTTCATTGTCAAGTTCAAGGTTGAGGTCTTTAAGATTTTTAACATCAATTGGAATTCCTAAATTTTCCATACTCATAAGAACCTCTAACACTTGACAGTCAAGGTTGAGAGCCTTTCGTAGGTCTGGCTGGGATTCAACCTTTTTCATAAGGCGCGTGAACAACATCCATGTCCACCTAACATCACGATGTACATATAAGGCTGCTGCGTCTATGGCGGCGGTTGCAACCTTTTCCCCTAATTTGCCACCTTTTTCATAGGCGCGTAATCCACCATAGTTATGGGAAATCAAATTTTCTAATGAATAACTCATTAAATTTTCATTAGTAATATGCTGTAAAATCATGGTGTCCATATATGGACCTGGCGGTATTTCGCCGTAGTATTTAGAAATAGAACGGGTATCAAACTTTACGTTGTGACCAATTTTTATAATGTCACTAAAAAAAATTGGCCTTAAAGTTTCAAAAACTTCTGAGCGTGATAATTGCGTTGGAGGCTCGGCGTATTTTGCTGGCTTTACGTAACGTGCCTTTGCTAATGATTCAGTTCCGTTTTTAAGAAGTCTTCTATAGCCTGGTGGTGGAACCGTAGCGCCATCACCAATCTCCTCGGGTTCTACTATGTATCCAACGGAGTGTCCCATTGGAATGGCCCACGATTTCCCATGCGTGGCAATACCAATCCAAAAAACTTCATTGCGCAAAGGGTTGAGAGTGATGGCCTCTTGATATCGCTCTTCAATAATGCTGCGGGCACGCAGAAGAATCTCGGGGCTTTTATTCTTGAGTTCACTTACGTGTTGTTTAAAATCATTTTCTAAGTGAACGTATAAATCAGGGTGTCGGTCAAGAACTCCCCTACTCTCTATGTCGTATGCAAATGCCCCATAATTCGTCACCTCATGAACAATGTACTCTAATTCTTTTTTAGAGGTGACGATTGGGGGCATTATTCCCCTTGCCATTAGTTTCCAATTTCAGCAGCAATGGCGGCGAGGTCGGCGTAGGTCGGAACCTTGATGATGGAAGCATCATACAAGTTGTCCTGTAAGCGCAACATTCCCTCCTCAGAAATCGGGGAAACTTTCCACTCGTCTGCGAGGTCTCGCTCACGAACCACTTGTAAGTTGTACGACGTAGTGGCCCCCTTGCCCGAACGTGAAACCGCCCAATAGTGCTTGGAAAGCGGTCCAGTTTGAGGCGCCTTGTTAAGATTGCGCAACTGGTCCACAACACGGGGACCAACCTCAAACGAGCGATTGGCAACCTTTTCGCCAGAGGTAAGCAACGCAACATTAAAGGCCACTCGCTGTGACGGACGCACGCCCGTCTCACAAATGGGGCAACCGCGCTCGTCAATCTCGCGGATGCAGACAAAGGACTTTTGACCCTCGCGCTCAACCCAATGCTGGTGCCAGCCGACATAAGGCTCGTCCTCAAGGAACTTGACGATTTGCACCTCTTCGGTAACCTTGAGGCGTTGCGCATACTGTGAGTCTGCGCTCTTCATTGCGTCAACCTGAGACCAGCCCCCGCGAAGGAGGCGCTTAGCGGGCGCTTCAGCAACGGCTGTAGTGGAGTTGCTTGACTCGTCCTTTCCAAACATTTCAGTTTCGTCAGTGTCGTAATTACGTGGCATGTTTTGTCCTTAGTGTGATAGTGGATGTGAATTACTTTGGCCAGTTTTGCTTAATGTATTCTCTAAACCCATTCCAATCATTGTTATTCTTATCATCAATATTAAAACGCTCTGCTGCTTCAAGTAGGAACTCTACTTGAGCAAGTGTGTAAAGCCTACGCCCACGGGTATTTTTTTCAGGAATTTGTGGTCCCCGTGGTTTTGGGGTTCGGTACTGTGCCTTGGGAATCCAGCCACGGTGTTCCCATGCTCTGATGGTTGTGGCTTTTTTACCAAGTACTCGTGCCAATCCTCCAACTGTAAACATTTGCACTTCAACTCCATTAATAAGGAACTTCTTTGGTTTAGCGCCATTGAAACGGTCCTCAGCAACTGGAGCATTACGTGATGGCCTGTTCTTTGGCTTACGATTACCAGGCCAATCAGGTAAATTTTTAATAAGGTCTTCCAACGGGTCCTTGTTCACGCTTTGAATGCCCACGTTTCCTTCTCTACGTAAAAACCCTGTACAACGGGCATGAGCGTCTTGTCTTCCCATGCTTTTCCAAGAAGTTTATCTTCGCTAAGAATTTCAACAACTTCCATTACGTCGTTCCAAACATTGTTGGCCTTTGCCCATTCGGTAGCGGCTGTGACGTCAAGACTCTTGGATACGCGACGCTCGCGCTTCAATTCGTGACCGCCAACATTCAGCCACTTGTGACCGCTGTCGTCAGAAAGCCCGTGCTCATCAACAAGGTCGCTGAGTTCTTTTTTCATCTTGTTAATTTGCGTCTCAAGAGACGAAAGCAAACGCTTTTGAGATACAAAATTCTCTACCAACTTTGTGTAGTACGCTTCGTCAATTTGGGGTTCCATTTACACCTCCGAGTGTTGTAAAAAAGATGTTAGCGAACTTAACGTAAGTTCAAACCGACCCTGAGTATCATAACCTTTGTCAATAAATGCTTCGTTGATTCCTCTTTTTTGTTGAAGCATTTCATACTGTCGTTCTTCAATACTACCTTTCATTACGAATGAGGCAATGGTAACGTGGGGGTGTTGCGAAGATAGGCGAACGATACGCGCCTCGCGTTGGTCCAGTTTTCCAGCCGACCATGGCAAATCATAAGAAATAAGATAGTTTGCTTGTGGAAGGTCTACACCATAGCCACCAGCATCGGAAGACAGGAACACTCTAACGTTCTTATCATTACTAAACTTTTGTTTTGCCGCATCTTTTTGAGATGAATTCATATCTCCTGTAAATAATACGCTGTTTGTAATAGTTTGAAGGTTTTTTTGTAACAAAGTTAAATTATTTTTAAAGAATGAAAACAAAACTACTTTGTTGTCTGGGTCCTCATTTAAAATATTGTCTATGTAATTAATAACTGCATCCATTTTTGGTTGCAAACACTCTTTGTTTACTACGTTTAAATCAACAATGTCTTTGGCATAGCGACTTCCTTCATTGCCATTATTTTTTTCATATTGTTTTGCCGAAAACATCACAAGGTCTGGGTTGTCGCACAACATGCGAAGGATGGTGAGACGCGCCATTATTTGGCCCTGAGCCTCGCTTGCAGCGGGATTGCCGTTGTAATGTGCCCAAAGGTCAAACCCACGACCGTGGTCTTTAAATGCTTTTTGTATTTCCAAAAGAAGGTCTTGAGCAATTTTGGTGTATGCCATTGCCCCAGCGTCGTCAAATTGCACTGGAATAACCGTAGATATTATATCTGGCAATTGGTCAGCAATGTCTTTTCTGCTTTTTCTAACCATGGCGTATTGCATGGACTTAGTAAGTAAATTTAAATTACGATATCTAATTGGTTTTCCAAATTTATCACGAACAATAAAAGTATTATCAAAGACATTAAATTTTCCAAGAACCGTGGAATCCACAAATTCCATGATGGAAAACAATTCCTCTGGCTTGTTTTCAATTGGTTGTCCTGTTAGGGCAAACCGATACAAACACTTTTTGCCAAGTTTTTTGAGAAGCCTAGAACGTTTGGCACGAGGTGATTTAATAATCGTTGCTTCATCAATAACCATTGCTTCAAATCGCAACATGTTGTAAAATTGTTGGTCTTTAATAAGCGCTTCTGGGTTGATAATTACGTACTTTGCGCGAACTGCCGCGCGCCACAATCCTTCTCTAATTTTAGGGGTTCCATCAATGACTATTGCTTTTGAATTAGTGAATTTATTAATTTCTCGTAACCATTGGTACTTGAGGGAAGCGGGAACGATAATAATTGCTCGGGAAATGTCGTCACGTTGAAACAACGTTTCTAATGAATCAATAGTAATTACGGTTTTCCCACCACCCATGACAACCGCAAGAAGCATTTTGCCACGGTCAACCATGCGCTCTTTGGCTTCAATTTGAAACGGATACAAAGTCCCTTTAAACATTACAGCCACCAAGGAAGCACTGAAGCATTATTCACCGCTTCCTGTATTTCTTCCTTTGTCATTTCTCCAATGTCCTTTGCTAATGTGTGTGAATACTTTAACCATTTAATCCCCTTTTTCATTGTTGGAAACTTTTTTAATAATTTTTTTGCTGAGGAGATGCCAGCCTCGTCGTTGTCTAAGGCAATTGTAAGACTATCGCACAGGTGTGACAACATTTTAATTTGTTCGTTGCTTAACGATGCACCGTAACTTGCCACACAGCAGTTGTGCTGAAATTCAGAAGCATAACGTACAACGTCAAGTGGTGATTCTACAAGAATTGCATCACGAGTTGCCAGTGCGTCGGCACCAAACAATGTTTGAGATTTCTTAACACCTATTGGATAGTTACGAACGTAATCTTGTGACTTTTCCTGCCATCCAACAAGTTCATTTGTCTCTGACATAATTGGAATTATCCATGAGCCTTTCTTGTGGTTCCAGAGAAGTCCATAGCGTTCTGCGGATTCGCGCGACAAATGTCTGGATGCCAACTGCTCATCGGGTGGTTGGTCAAACGCGATGTAGGTCTCCCAGTCAACTGTTGATGGCTTTGGAATAATTGGACCGTTTTGTAAACGCTCTAAGCCATTGTTGATAATAAAAGAATAGATAGAGGCAATGGCAGAGTGGTCACCAGTAATTTCATAAACTAATTGAGGGAGGTTGCCACGAGCGCCACACGAATGACACATCCAAAGACCTGTGGTGGTATTAATAGACCACGAGGGCCTCCTGTCTAATTTTCCCGTCCTCTTCTCGTGAACAGGGCAACAGCCGACAATTTCATTTCCGTAGTTGCGCCTTACGTCCACGCCAAGGGCAAAAAGAGCGTCTTCAATATTAGTAATACCAGTTGTCATTGTTATCGTCATTCTCAATCACCTCCGAGAAATCCATGTTTTGCCAATCCCACTTAATTTTTATTTCGCCCTTTGGGGCCGTACGCGCCAAAACAACGCGTAATATTGCCTGGTCATCTATATCAGGGTCCGTCTCCACGCCAACCACGAGGTCAGAATCTTGGGCAAATGATGAGGTATAGCCAATTGCATCAGCAGTAATTTGTCGTGTGCGCCTGTTGCCCAACTTCCACCCCAACGCCTGTGTAGTGCCAACGATAGGCATATCAAAACGTTGGGATAGACGTTTAAGCGACCGTGTGATATTTGTGAGTGCCTGCGGCGAACCCTTTGGCTCACCGTTTTCGTCATCCATCAAATACACGCCGTCAACAATGAGCACGTCTGGCTTTAATTGTTGAACTTTGCTGGCAATGGCGCTAACGGTGGTAAGTGAAGAGATGTCTTCTGACATTAAAAATGGATGCATGTTTTTACGCATTGAAGTAACTCGTTTGATGTGGTCTAACTCGGTTCGGGTCAGGTCACCTCGCATGATGCGGGTATGCGCAATCTTTGAAATGATTGCATCGTAACGGGCTGATTGTTCTTCAATGCTCATTTCAAACGAAATAAACAAAGGCACTTTTCCGTGCGTGTGAATGGCATTAGCCATGATGAGAGTAATTAGTGATTTACCTTTCTTTGCCTCACCAACAAATGTAATCAACTGCTGTGGTCGCAATCCTGATGTAATTCTGTCCAACCCGTTAAATCCTGTCGGAATTCCACGAATTGCATTTGGGGTGTCCCTCATCAACTCGTAGCGCTTTATGCGCTCCTCCCAGGTCTGAATCAGGTCTATGTCTCTGAGGCGGGCAACGTCCGCTGAGGCGGTTTGTACGCCATCTAATAGCGTCTGGAGGGCATCTGCGGTCTTGTTGTCATTAAGCAGTGGGACTGCGGCGGCTACGGTCTCAATTAACTTTTGTTGACGGTACGAAGTAAGCATTTCCTCAATGAGATTGGTGAATTGCTCGCGCTCAGCATCCACCAACTTAAGGTCTGCATATTCTTGTAAAAACGCACGCGGGCTTGGAACCGACTGATGCTCACGCCAATATCTAACAACCCATTGCCATACACCCTCCCAATGTGCTGAAAAATGCTGGGCCTTGATTCCCGATTCCAAAACAGGGGCAATTTCATTGGTTTGAATAACCTTGCTAATGAGGAGATGCTCTGCACTTGCCATTAGACAATCCACGCTTTCGCTGAGTTCACCACGTGTGAACGAATTCCAATTACAGAACCTTGTTCTTGTGTTTCAACATAAATTGTTTTGATAGACCTTTGAAAACGTAAATCATACGCAAGTTCATCAATTGACTGGTAATGCATTACCGATACAGAAATTCCTTTCTTTTGTAGCCATCTATCAATTGCGTTCACTGCATCGTTATCTATGAAGGTGTACACGTCTGTTGCAACTCCAAGTCTTACAGCGCTGTCAATCATCGCTTTCAACGCCAAGTCTTTCGGCCTCCACAGGTCAATGTACTTATCCCATTTTTCCCTATTTTTATAAAACGTTGCTTTTACTGCTTGCGCTCCCTCTGGCTGTGCTGCAAGCACGCCCTCAAACAACACTCCTTGTCCAATTTGAGCGTACTCTGCAATGTCGTTACCTAGCATTTCTTTGGTCTGTCCCAGCAACAGGAATGAGTCGGCAACATGCAGTAATCACCGAAAGCAGGCGCTCACCATACCGTGCGGCCAATTTTTTGGGATTGTAAAGACTGGTAATAATCATTGGCAACTGTGCGTTATAGCGATGGTTTATTAATGCCGTGAGTGAACGTCGGGTAAATTCTGTGTCGTTTTCATCACCTAGCGAATCCAGCACAACAATGTCGTACACGCTACGAATATATTTTGCAAGGTAAGGAGTTGCGTATTCTTCTGGAAGACTTCCTTCGTTGTTAAGTTCGTCGTACATCATTTCAATATAAAAATTGGCAGGAACAAAAATGCCGCTTACAGAATGTTGCGTGATGGCTTCTTTTAATGCCGCCTGTGCAAGATGTGTCTTACCAACACCAGTACCTCCAAATAGATACAGACCAGTTCCAGCAAGTAGGTTTGCAGAAAAGTTTTTGAGCCAAGTCATAACGGCGTAATGCACGTCTTGGTCACCGACACTCTTGTTGTAAGTGTCCATTGTTTGAGATACAAAACGTTTTGGTATTCTTGCGTTTTGTAATCGCTCTTCTAGCGTTCTATTACGCCAATATTTTGGACCGTGCCACTCAGTTTGGATTGTATTCGTCATTCAAAAAAATCTCAACCTTTCGCTTTGGCAATACCTGAAAGTCTACAACACAATCTCGTTCAATAATGTGCGATGCTCGTTCTTTAAATGATGTAAAGGGTTTACCACAAAAAATACAGGCACACTGCTCATTTGTTTTAAAATCATCAAAGTTTATGTTCTCTACAAAATCTTCAAGAACAGAATCAAAGGTTTTAGTTTGGGTAAGACGTTCTAATAATTTAATAAGCGCCTTCCGCATTTTTCCATTCTTCCACATCGCCATCGGGAGAGTTTACCGTCACCCACTTCAACAATTCTTCACGTTGTTTTATGAATACTTGCCATGGAAGTACGTCTTTAGCCAATGGGCGTATCGCCAATTCTTCAAATAAACGGTCAATCATTTTATAAATGTCATTGTATGACACTCCATTAGTACGTAAATCTTTAAAAGTTTTCATTAACGCAAGGCTGTTGGTTGTGGAATCCATTGTGTACGGAATAGAATTTTTAAAGTAATACATTAAACCAAGAGTTGTTTTTTCAGAACTTTTTGTTTTCTTTTGTTGCTTTACGGAATCGCCCCCTAAAGCAGGACCCCAATCATCCATATCGGGGGTCACTGGTTGTCCAGAAGGTCGGAATCAATTGAGTATCCATCAATAACTTCATCCTGTTTCTGTTTCCTCCTCTTGAAAGAGAGATTATTGTTATGGTTATTCTTGTTCTTTATTATTCTTGATTGGGTATCTGGGGGGATACTAGGGCTAGTATCTGGGGGGATACCCCCACTAGTATCTGGGGGGATACCACCTAGTGTCTCGGGAGATACTAGGTCCTTGGCCTCAAATACTTTAGGATTATTAAAGTTTACAACATAGCGATTACTAATGTTGCCTCGCTTGCCATATCGGTGTTGACGAACAAGAACACCAATAGAAATTAGTCGGTTAACCGCTCTAATAATAGTGATACGGGAATAACCAGTAAGTTTAGCAACGTGGTTATATGATGTAGTTACTTCTTGTGTATCAGAATCCATGTATAAAAGAATTGTAAGAAGAGTTACTTTGGCAATTGTGTCTTTTCCTAAATAACTAAGAACCCACCGTGGAAATGGTAAGAACGGTCCTGAGAATTTACTTTTACCCATATTCAGAAATATCCAATCATTTAGTGATACACTCTCTACCAAGCGGAGCGCACGTGATGAAGAGGGCGCGGGCTGGTGGAGGGCCTTTCACCTCCTTTCACCCTTCACCAGCCCCCCTCATTAGTTGATAAACGCTAATGCTTTTGACTCATCAATGACCTTGTGCCTTACCGTCCCATTGGACAACACAACAATGACCGTTGCGTTCGTTACTAAAGAAGGAGCCATGTCAACTTCTTTTTCTTCGTAAAGAAGGGCATTAATTGCTTCCTCTTTAGACATGCGCATTGTGTTAATACCCTGTGCTTTAGCGTGAGCGTCAAGAGTCCACTTAGGCATTGATTCGTAGTCAGCACGATTGAACGGAACAAGTTCATCTTTTTTATCAACCTCAACCTTTGGTTGTTGAGGCTCGTCACCTTCAATCAAAAATGGCACCAGACCTTGCGTAATGTCCTTTACTTCAAAACCCTGTTCAATAAGGGCAATGACTTCCCTTTCCGAAGTGGCAACGTCCCGCTCGTTCCATAGGTACAAAATCGTTGCCTTGTTATCACCAGCCCGCTCCAGAATAAAGTCCATCAATACATCTTCGCTAGAGCAGTCATAGTAATGCTTTGCTTTGGACACAAGAATTTTTGGAACATCACCATGAAAGTAGGAATAGAATTCCTGCTCGTTGTCCAACAACCAGTCGTAAACGCGGGACGGTCCGTCTGAGGTTGTCTTCTTTGCAATGATGCTGAACGCCTTAGGCGACGGTAAATCGCGCAGGCTCTCTTCAATCACATTTGGCGATGATGTACCATCACCAAGAATCACGTAGTGTTTCACTTTAGGTTCCTTTCTTTGTTCGGATAGTAATACGCAACACGAACTTTTTTTGAATTGTCAACAGGAATTTCGCTCAACACACGAGCCTTCACAGGCTTACCCTTTGCGTCCACCTTGTCAACTTCGTATTCCCACATCCATACCATTACCTTTTTCACTTCAATGACCTCGTACGAGCCATATCGCCCCCGTATGTGATGTACCGAATAAGAGAGTGCACGATACCAGCAATAGTGGCAACTGCCAAGCCGTCACGCCAGATAACTTCAGTCCATGCAGCAAGCACGGCTATGTAGGAAACGAGCACGGTAACAACAACTTTGACCCACGGCATTGCATCACGAGGTGCAAACAAGTCAAGAAGTTGGACGATTTTGTAGACAAATAATGCAAGGATTATGAGTTCCATTACTCTCCTGGTATTATGTTCCATTCCATGGTGTATTGACCAATCATGTTAACGGGAACAAGGTTCTGTTCCACAATGCGTTCAACTATAGGCACAACACGACCATAATCAAGGGTGTAATACGAAAAATCTTCGTTGTTATTACCACCGCTTTCTCCCCATCGGTAATCGGACATGCCAACGGGATTAGATTGGTTGGCCTCTTGAATAAAACCACCAAAAATTTCATCTCCATCAAAATACCGACTAAATGACTCGGGTTCAACCAACCATTTAGAAACAATAATTACGTCACCAGGGTCAGCCGCAAACACAAGTGCTGGAACCACGGCCTCCTCAGTTGCCTCCAATGTTGGGTGAGCGGGGTATTGAACGGCAAACCTACCAGCCGTCGCCAGTGCAGGACTGCTGGCATTATATGAAGTGTTGTTTCCGTATAAAAACAAACCGCCAGCAGAAGCCCCCTCGGTGTTCCAAGTGTCATAATAAAGAAACTCACCTAACGAATCAGGTGGGTCAATTTCAATAAAATTAATCAAATCATCATATGCAATAAAACGTGAATTAATAAATGACGCACCAGACAAGTTACAGTTAAATGACGTGTAGTATGTAATTTCGTTACGATGCATAAACGGTTTGCGACCGTAAACCACAACTGTTTGTGCACCAGTAGCATCGGATGGAATTTCTATACGAATACCGTCTCCATTGGATTCAACAACTTCAACCGAAGCATTAGAAATATTTTCACCATTATAAATAATTGTTTCAATAATTGGCACAGACGCTGCGCTGGTAAAAGCCGCTCCGTATGTATACACCCCCCAACCAACCGAGGCCGCAGCATCAGCAGTTATGTTGGTGGTATAGGCAGCGAGGTCTTCTAACGCCGTTGGATTACTTGTATATGCACGAAGCGCATCATCATTGTTGTCAGGGTCACGAAGCGCAGAACCTCCAGAAGTTACACGAAGCGTGAACGGAACTCGGTCAATAACCGCAGGAGTTCCTAAATAAAAAGAAAGGTCCTGTTGACGAAATTTAGGGTCAGAAACAAGATTGACTCTTTGAGAATACACCTTAAACGTATTTGTGTCACCATCCCAAACCGACTTACATCCCGATAGGGCGGAAATAAAGGCGGTTGCTCCCAATGGAGAACCTTTGCGCTTACGTAATTCAAAAATGTTATTTAAAACGTTTCTAAGTTTGGCCGTTCCTAAATCAGCGCTTTTTAAAGGAACACCCAATTGAGCAGCAATTAAGTCAAGAGCAGCAGGTGGTGCAATAGAAGGGTCATTAATAGTAACCACGCTGTCAATTAATGAGCGCGTTTTGTCCAACTCCCAAGCAAACAATTTTAAAAAATTGTAAAGGTTGCTATTGCCTTCTTGGTAATCTAGCACTTTGTAGTACAACGGAATGCGATTCCAAAAGTTATCAATTGAATTGTGGACGTACGGAATTTGCACGTATGCAACAGCCGCCCTCTCAAACCATTCCGTTGCTCCATCGGAGTATTTAATAAAAAAACCGTAATATACCCACGTGCCTGGGCGGTAATTAGTGGAAATATCACGAAATTCTTCTACATAGTTGTCGCTATTGCACGTAAATGTAATTTCTCCATTTTCAACCGTTACGGGTTCACCAAATTGATTGTGTACTATGTATATGGCAACAGGGGCCGTTTCATCAGGACTTTCTTCAAGCGCTTGTTCAAGAGTCCAAGCAAGGTCAATTTGACTGGTGTATTCGGTGTACGAACCGCCTGGACGGGTTGCGTCCTCCACCTCCGTTGAGGCAAAGTTAAAGACGTTAACCGAGAATGTTGATGTTCCGAACGCATCTGAAGGAGCAATGTAGTTATCGGCACGAATAGCCGAATCATCGCGTTCCTCTTCCCTTACGTACGAACCAACATCATCTGTGCGGCGTAAACGAAAAGAAATAAGTGGCATTATGTGCCCGTAATACCACCAGAGGTGGTGATGGTGTAGGTGCCCTTCTTCAACAAGCCATATTCACCAGACGTTACAGTTTCAGAGGATGGCAAAGACACAGTTACATAATCAACTCCAGGAACATCAAGCATTTTCCTGTAAATTTGACCCTTAGACAAAATTTGATTAAAAAACACAGCATCAAAATCAAAAAATTCATTAAGGGCGTTTTCAACGGCGGTTTTGACAGATGAGGCAACAAATGAAGGCAACACGTACACGGTCGCAGTAATGTCCACTGCCGTTAGTGCTATTGCACTCGCCGCCGTGACGCTGGCGCCAATCATTTGACGAGGTTCATAGTATGTAATAATTGCATCTTGTAAAGCGCTGCTTACAGACAGCGAAGCGCCATCGTGAGTTAAATAATCTTCAGTAAACGGGGCAGCATAAATTGTGACAACACCCGACGAATACGAAGCAGAGCCTTTTGAAACACCAGCAATACCAAGAACTAAATCTTTGTAGTCTTGCAACGATACCGCACGGTCCTGGGTTGCAAAGGCAGCGGGAATGTTTGTTTTAAGTGACGTAATACTTTCAACATTGGCACCTCCAATAGCCGCTGTTGAATACAGTTGAGAAATATAAGGGCTTGGGGAATCAATTATTTGGGTAATGCGGTTAGCCGCAACGTTCCCTTGTGCACCAACACCATGACGATAATCGGCCTCAATTGTTTGACCCGCAGAAGGGATGCGTCCATTAACACCGTTACCAAATACCACTTCAGTTTGATTAGCAGCATTAACAATTAAACTAAACATTCGGTCATTTGCCGCAGAGTTGAACAGGCGCTCAACATACTGGTATTCAACTGCGCTTGGGATGCCATTAACAACAAGTCCCTCGTTAACAAAAACTTTTACACTGTTTCCAATGACTTTAGGATAAAACAATGAAAACCGTTGGTTGGCAAGACCGTTGCTTACTCCTAAATTTTCATTGTTAATAATTTGACCTTCAATAACAGATATTGCGGGACTAGATGCGGACGTGGCCGACGCAGCCGCAGTGGAGGAAAAATACACCACAGGTTCATCAGCCGTAGCGGGGGCAACAAATACTTGATTAGCAGGAATGACAACCATTTCTCCATCGGGAATGGTGGAACCAACAACAGTAACCGTTGAAGTAGCCGCTGTTTGAAGTCGCGGGTAATAGTCAAAAAGACTGGCAATTGCCAACATAGACTCTCGTTGAGTAGCGGTAGTGATAAACGCTTCAGACGCAGCACGGTCAATGTAGTAATGCAGCACGTCTGAAAGGTATGCCCAAAGGTCAACAAGCATGACGCCAAAATCAGACGGTTCGCGGGACGTCCACTCAGGAATAAGTTCAGAGGCGCGCCCCAATAAGTCAGCGCGAATATTATCGTAATCACGATTAGAGTAATCAATGGTTGGCATTAAATTTCACTTTCTTCAGTCAATTGCGCATCAATCACTAATTTTATTATAGAAACAGTTCGCGGCGCTACAGCATAACGAATAACCACCGTAGCAGTACCGCTGTCGTAAAAACTAGTGGACGGGTCAGTGGAGGAATCTAAAATACCCACATCTATGACTCGGCCACGACCAATATTTTGGTTAACGGCTGGAATAGCATCAATTTTGTAATCAGCCAAAATTAAAGGGTCATTAATTTCAAAAGCCAAACTTTGAAGGTTGCCACCATAACCAATGTTTCTTACACGTTCGCCATTAGTCGTCATAAAATAATTAACAATTTGATTTTTAATAATTGTGTCAACGTTGGAAGTAGTTTCAACAACGCCTTCATCAAATTTAAATGGTACAGCGATTGCTTTCATTGCGCCTCCATTAACGCGGCGACTTGGGCTTCTAAAGTCGCCACGCGGTCAAGAAGTTGAGCAATGCCATCGGTTTGTAACCAAAAAACATTGGTCAAACTAAGGTCGTCCGCAGCAACGACAATTTGCGACCCGACAGCGGGCACCGACCACTCTTCATCTGCTTGTATCGCCCGACCAATAAATGAAATTGAAACCTCAGTTGAAGTTCCCAAAATAGCAGGAATTTTCACCCTAATTATGCCATTAGTTTCGTTGGAATACGTAACTATTGCGCGGTACGGTCCGCAAGACCCCGTGGCATGAATGTTTTTAAAAGATGTGTTAGTTGTAAACATTAGCAAACTCGTTACGCACTACCCATCGCTGATTTAATAACACGGGTTCTGGTGCGATTTGATAACGTTGTACTTTAGGAAAAGGCGGAAGGGCATCGTTGTCCCCATCCTTTTCTAATGAAACAGAGGTTAACAATCTATCAGTAGACAACTGTTGAGTAACACTATTTACGTACCAAAACCCATCAAAGTTAGAACCGTATCCCTCAACGTTAACAATACCGCCAGCAGCAATAGAAGGTTCCCCATACAACAAAGCATTGCAACTATACGGAGGAGAAAAACTTCGCGCTGATTTTAAAGCGCGTTCAACCGCATCAAATGTTTGAACGTTCATTGCCAAAGAGTCTGACGCAAAGGGAGGAATGTCGGAACCAAGGAACGCATTTCCGTTTATGTCGGAATTAGAAACGTTTACTAAAATACCTCGTTCATCTGCGTATGAAACTTGAGTGGTATTAGATGAACCAGTTGGGCTAATTTTTCCAAGCACAGGAGAAAATTCAATAATTGCTCCTGGAAAAGGACGGTAATCAATTTTTAATGCTTGCCCACCTTTTAGTGTTGTGTACGACATTTGCCGACCAATGGCTTTGGCTTTGTCCCAAATATGAATGTGTGAATTAGATGCCAACACAGAATAACCAATGCTTTGACAAGTTTGAACTATAAACTTCCAATCAGAAGTTTCAACTTGTGCCAAACGAGAAAAACGATATTTGTCAGTGGGGATTGAATATGCAAACCTGTTTTTTGAAGCAATAGTAGAAACAATATCCTTTAATGACACGTTTTCCCAAATGCGATTGGTTTTGCCACGAAGTTTGTGGGATGTTCCAAAACACACCATTCGTAAAATTTGAAAGGGTGAATTGTTAGTTGTTCCTTCATGAGAAACAGATGTTCCATCTATGTGAGAAACATATCCATAGAAAGTTGTGTTTTTGTTACCAAGTATTCCTATATTGATGACCACCGCTTTGTCAATATATGCCAATACATACGTAGATGAAACACCCACAATTTCAACAATAGCCATGTCATGTTTGTTTTCAGAAGAAGTTATTTCAATACGTTGAACAGACGTTTGGTTAAATGGAACACTGTCAACGGACATCTCCCAAGATATTCCCAACGGGGAAAGATTTGTTGTAATCACGACAGCGGAATACGCAATAACGTTCCAACGGGAATTAAATCAGGAAAACTAACATGAGGATTGTGGTCGGCAACGTACCAAAATAATGAATCATCATTTAAAAATTCAGCCGCTAATTTAGAAAAAGAATCCCCATCTTTAGCAACATATGTAAAGTAAGGGTTATTGGCTGTTGAAAATTTTCTGTTACCCACAATACGAGAACCATCAACAACATCTTCAAAACCAACCGCATATCTAGAGGCGCTGTATTTAGGCATGATTAATGTCCTACCTTCTCGTGCTGCTCGGCCCGCCACCGCTCTTAACTGTTGTAGCAGATTGACTTAATTTATGAATAATTCTTGAATTCGCACCGCCACCATACAGTGCTTGGGTAAAACCAAAAGGAATTACAGAAGAAAATTCTTTGGATGTAACCTCAGCCGTTCCCCCTTTTAATGTAGTTACGCTGGCAGTTACAGTAAAAAAGTACCTAATATGCAAACTTCCAAAAGTATCAGCCAGAATATAACCAGTATTGTTAAATGAAGGAATCCGATTTGGTAAATTCTTGTCAAAGGTGACGTTATCCCAATCTAAATACAGAAGGTTATACCATTTTTTAGGGTTTTTTGTATCTTGAACCCAAGGAGACGCATCTACGGTAGTTACAGGAATTTTTCCTGTGCTCTTGCCATTATACTCAACAGACGTTGGACTAATTTTATATTGATAAACAATTTCAAAATTATTATTAAAAGTTTTTGGTTTTATGGTTGCAACCTCAGCGCCGCCAAGTATTCCAGAAAAATCAAACTCCACAACCGTTGGCATTAGTGTTTTACTATTTTTTTGAAAGTTATCTTCAACATTAAAAACCCTAGAACCATCAATGTACGTGTCGGTATTTGCAACGTTGTACAATTGCGGAACTGTAACAAACCGATTCAAATAATTATCAAAGTTTCCAGGATAATAAGCAACTGCACTCCCAGCCTTACCTGGTATGCGCATTTCATTGCCATTAAAAGACAAATTATCAGTTCTTAGGCTGTTTTTGCTTTCGTCGTCGTCAACTTTGCCGTCTTTTAAACGGCCAACAGTTGCACCCCAATTAAAATAAATAGCGCCACCTTTGTACGATGCATCAAGTTGTCTTTGTGCCCCACTAGTCTCGGCTGCAGGGTCCTTAGGCTTTTGATTAGCCCAATCAGAAAGTTGTGTAGTTAAGAACGCTTTTTTCTGAGCAAAGCCCACA